AGAAACCTACTGCCGCTGCTCGGGATCGACGCGATTAGAAGTAAGACGCCCACGGTGATGGCCGCTGCTCCGTTGGCCTTGCTCGATCGCGGCAACCGAGCGATCAGCACCCCCATGCCGAATTCAAGGATGATCGGGTTGCCGATGAACTGAAACAGCGGCCATCCGGTCGCGAAGGCAAGGGCCAGCGCGGCCGCGTAGATCGCGACCACAACCCTGAGAAGCGCCGGGCGCCACAAAACCAGCGCCGTCGCCGAATAGAACAGCATCTCGAAGCAGAGGCTCCATCCAGCCCGGAGGTAAGGAGCGACATAATCGTGATACACCGGCCAAAGCGTCGCCGTCACCGCGAGCCGTTGCCAGTCGACGCCGTGATCGTTGATCACGAACCAGGCATAAGGGATCGAGCACAGTAGGTAGATCGGATAGACGCGCCGAACGCGATCCGACAAGAAGACGGAGGGCTCCTTTCCTCCTGCGATATTGGCGATGATGAAGCCGGAGATCACAAAGAAGACATCCACGCCGGCCGCACCGATTTGCAAAGAAGCGTTGGCGTGCAGGCTGACGACCATGGCGGCAGCCAGGAACCGCAATATCTGGATCGATTGAAGCCGCCCCATTGCGTCAATATAATCACTTCGACTGGTTAATAATAGAACATCCTTTTACATCACCGTGAACAGCACTGGCCTGACCGCAGAGGCCACAACAGCCGCCTGAAACCCGTAGCGCATGCGTGAGCGCGGATCAGTCCAGTCCGAGGCACCGTCCGCCAGCATTGCAGCGATCGTCCCATTTTGGCGCGCGAAGGGATAGATGGCTGCCGCCGGCGGGGCTGTTGGCGAGGCATAGAACTGCCGCGCGCGCGGATCTCGCCAACCCGCTTCCTCGTCAACCGCGGTCTGCAGCGCGCGAAAGACATTGGCGTTGGACCCGGGCGGGCTGACCGAGCCGAAGTTGAAGGTGACGGTGAGGCCATAGGGCGGCGAATAGAAGCTGGTGAAATTGAACGTGACGGCGTTGCCGGAGGGCGGGCTATATCCCATGCCGGTTAGACCGGGACAACGGAGTCATAGATCAAAGCGTTATAGGTCGGGTCGTCGAGGGCAACGCCGAACGTCTTGGTGCGGCCGAGCGCTGCGATGGAGAAGTTGCCGCTGCCGTCACTGACCGCTGAACCGAGCAGTTCGCCGGTGTTGTGATCGTAGAGAAAGACCTTTTTGCCAGCCGTCGGCGTCCCGCTTTCCTGGACCTGGCCGGAGACGGATTTGATCGCGCCTGCTGGGGTGAACGTGCGGTAGTTTTGGCCAAGCCCAAGCCAGGACGCGCGCGCGGCGATGGTGGTGACCACGGCATGATCGGTTCCGCCACCGATCGTCGAATAGCTGGCGCCGCCCAGTACGGCGCCATTCCGCGCCGTGGCCGCACAGGTATCGGCGGTGATGAAACCGGTCGGCGCCGTCTGAGCGAAACCCGATGTGAACTTGCCGGTGAGTACCGCACCTGTGACCGAGCAGCCGATTGCCGGGAACAGCGCTGCGAGGTTCATCGTCGAATAGTCGATGCCGCCGACTCCGGTCGCGGGGTTTGCAGTGCCGCTGTTGTTCCAGTTGCCGCCGTTGGTGCGGAACCAGACCAGCCGGTTGGCGATGTCAACCGCGACGCAGACGACATCACCTTGGACGTAGGTCTGGATCGTCGACAAGGTCACGTTGTTGAGCACGACGGCACCGGACGACTTGAACCCAAGACCGTTGTTATCGGTGCCCAAGATCGTCCCTGACGCCATGTTATAGCTGCGATTGACGAAGCCGATCGACAGCGTGCCGGTGAGCGTGGTGGCGGTCACCTCGAAGTAGGTGGGGCCGGTCATCGTGCGCGTTGCAGCCGCGGTGGCGATCGCGCTCGAGGTGGCGACGAGATTGCCCCCCGACAGCGCAAAGGCTGCGGTTTTGTTGTTTGTGTCGAAGGTCGTCGCGGCCATCGTCAGGCCCAGGTGTCTGAGGTTTCGATGTGGATCTGACCGACATCGGCTGCATTGTTGATCAGCGCTGGAATGGCCTGCGCGACGATGCTCTTTCCGTTCAGATTGCCACCCGACACCGTGTAGGTGTCATTGTGGTTCAATGGCCGGTCGTGAAGCGGTGCCCAGAGTCCCTTGAAGTATCCCCTGATGGAGTTGTTATGGTTTATCCAGATTGGCGAAACCCAACACGCACCGTCGGGTCCGTTCGGGTAGGGGAAGATTGTTGGTGGCGAAAGCCGCCCCATGGCCAGGACTGCGGTGGTGCCCACCGAAACTTGAGAGCCGCCATCGCCGGTCCAGCCCCCAGGGAACGGGGAGGAATTCCAGTTACTATTTCCCAGCTTGCTGGTGTCATACGATTTGCCGATACGCGTCGATCCACCCACCCCCGTCCACGACCTCGCCGCGAAATGCCCAGCCATCGTTGATGCTGTCGTGTAGATCGTATTTACGGCGCTGTTCTGCACGTGCAGCCAATCGACGTTGGGACTGGCGCTATTCTCTACCGTCCTACCAACGATCGCTACAGCATAACTGTCGCTGGTCTTGTAGGAGAAGAAATCCCCGAACACGAACGGGAAGGCCGCTACCGGCACCGCCTGATCGCCCGTCTCGATGAGGAGGTAAATCGTCTGGCCATTGCCGATGATCGTCCAGTAGCGCGCCGTCGCATCGGCGGTGGCCGACTTTCTGATCACCAACGTGCCGATACCGACAGAGCTTTGCCCACTGGTCGGGAACTGCCCGGTCCCGGTCGGGGTGATCGCTGACATCGTTTCGAAGCCGCAGGCGCGGGCCTCCTTGGCACCGCCCGCACCCGGCCCGGTGTCGTCGACATAGAGATACATGCCCGACGCATTGTTCGCACCGGTCAGGTTCTGCAAATAGGCGCGCTTGTTGGTGGTAGTGTAGCCGATCGTCCAGCCTAGCGCCGTGAACCCGCTGAATCCGTTCACCAGAACGGCGTCCAACACGGCAGTCAAAGAGCCGACCTGACCGGTGAGCGTCGGCGCCGAGGCGTTATAGTACGGCGATGACGGATTGCTGCTAACAGCCCTGACGGTCATTACAGGATCTCGGCGAAGTAGAGCGTGCCGCTCATCACCAACGCCGAGCCGGGCGCCGTGTCGAGCGAGACGACCGCAGCCTGGTTCAGCCCGATCACCGGAATGTCATTGGGCGGCCAGAAGAAGGACAGGCCGTTGATCACGTTCAGCACATCGGAGTGCAGCACTTCCGCTGTGCCGCTGGTCGTCGCCTGCGCCGTGTCATTGATCCGTGCCGTCGCGGTCGCCGCTGCGTCGCCGCTCAGCGCCTTCCGCGGGGTCGCCGACGTCCCGGCCGAGCCCGTCGTCACCGTGGCGGGCAGACGCTTCACCGTGACCCGGAGAGCAGCGACAGTCGTTGCGGTGATCTGGCCGATCTCGATGCCGTGCAGCTCGCACGCCATCGCGGAGCCGCAATAGAGGCCGATCAGGTCCTGGACGGCGGACACGCTGACGCCGGAGAACGATACTGAATAAGCGCGGCCGCGAGCCATGATTTATCCTCTCTTGAAAACGAAGGTGTAGTGAAGGCCGGACAAGGTCGCATCGACCGAGCCAGGCGCGTAGAAGGCGAGGCGGTCACCGGGGACGGCGTCGTAATCTGCAGCCAGCGTCCACGTCGCCACGGCGTTGCCGAGCGCGATATCCATGCTGCCGATCGTCGTTCCATTGGCCTTGATAAGGCAGGTGACGTCGGCGGTCGGCGCAACAACGCAGCCGCCGAGATTTTCAGCGAGACCGGCTTCGAAGGTCTCGTCGCCCTTCATCTCGATCGCGAACAATTCCTGCCCAGCCGTCGGTTGGCCGGCCAGGCTTCCATAGAAACGGGCATCGCCGACGGCCAAAGCGGACGTGGTCGCTGATACGCCGGCGCTATTGGAGCTCGGCCCGACCGCATTACGTGCGATCAGGAACCACGTGTACGCCGTCGAGGCGGTCAGCGCGGGATCGGTCCAGGTCTGGCCCGTGACGGTCGCGACCTTCGAGGCAGCGCCGAATGATGCGCCCAGGCCCGGTGCGCGCCACATCTCGTAGGCGGTGACATTGTCCGTGCCGGCATTGGCGTTCCACGACAGCACGGCTTGCTGGATGCTCGGGGTGACCGACAGGCCCGTCGGCATCGCCGGAACGCCACCGGTGCCGGTACCATAGCCGGCACCGCTCGGCGTCACCGTGTAAGCCGTACAGGCCGCCAGATCCTGAAGGCCGCCGCCATAGACGTTGAAGCTCTGGAACTTCAGGTAAAGCGGAACGCCGATGTACGCGATCGGCAGATCGTATTTGAAGATCGAGCCATCCAGCCGGGCGACCGCCGACCCGCTGGCGTGCAGAGCGGCCGCGGAGCCATAGAGCCCGCGATAGAGGCTGGTGCAATTGAAAGCATAGACCCCGGTCGGGGTGACGGTCTCGAACGACAGGAATTCGCCGTCGACATAGCAGAGGTTGGCGCCGGCCGCGGCATCGGCGGCCGACGTCGCCGAGGTGAGCGAGGCCGCGCTTTCGGCGAGGTTGGCCGACAAGGTGTGCAGCGTGTCCGGGTTGGTGCTGGCGTAAGCCGCGAGCGAGACCGTGGTGACGCCCATCCGCGCCGGCTCGTTGATCGTGCCGATCTGGGTATAGCTCGCCCCATCGGTCGACAGCCAGACATTGCAGCCGCCCCAGAGCGGATCGGCCGTCGTTCCGTCGCCCCCGGAGACCGCTGCCCAGACTTGCGCGGTGCCGGCGAGCGATGAGGGAGGTTCGAACAGGATTGGCGGATTGACCGCGGATGCCGCCACGCCGGTGTCGACGTTGGTCCCGGCGACGGGTTGGGTTGGGATTTCCGGCAGCCGCGTGACCGCCTCGTTCCATTCGAAGCCGACGATGTCGAAGGTGTCGTCGTCACCCTCGGTGATCTCGTTGATCATCATCGTGAGCGTGCCGAGATTGCGATCGATGGCGACCACGATATCGCCGGGCTCGAGGCGCATATATTCGGCGCCGAGCCTGAGCTGGTATTGGTTGCGGACATAGGCGCCGCGCTGGCCCATCAAGGCGACCATGCCCTGCGCCATGGCCAGCGAGGTGACTTCCTTCGCCTCGGTGCCTTCGTCCTTGTTGACCCCGAATTGCGAAACCAGCGCCAGGTCCTGCCACGGCACCGGGAGGTCATTGTACTGGTTCGCCTTGTTGGCGATCGTGATCGAGATGATGTTCTTGCAATCCTCCGGATCGGCACGCTGCATCAGGACTGGATCGGCGCCGCTGTCGCCTTTGAAGTCCGCGTCGGTCAGTGTGTAGGCGATCGGCAGGCTCGGCAGATAGGTGACGCCGTTCGCCGTGATCGTGTCGGTGCCATAGGGCAGGAAGCGGAGGCTATACCCGGTCCAGATCGCGGCGGTGTTGGTCAGGGTCATCCAGCGATCGAAGATGTCCGACGCCGCATTCTGGCTCGCGAGGATTGGCGAGAAGCCCCAGCCGTTGGCCCGGCAATAGGTCTGGAACGAATTGTCGCCGGTCGTCGTCGCCGCCGGCGTCGAATAGAGCGAATCGGTATCGATGAAAGACATGTCGAGCCCGACGCCGATCGTCGGTTCCGACAGGAATTCTTCGATGATCAGCGCGATGTCGGCATCGTTGCCGCCGGTCCATGGCGCGGTGTTCCACAGCCGCCCCTGCCATTCGACGCTGTGTTGGTCGAGCGCATTGCTGCTGCCGATGTCGTAATTGGCCACCGCGAGATAGACGATGCCGGGATAGCCGCGTGCCTCGGTCGGATGCGCCGAGCTCATATAGCCCCAGGGCGACTGCGGCGTTGTCCCGGTGAACAAAGTCATGCCGAGCTTGGCCGCGGTCGTCAGCTCCTTGCCTTTGTAGATCGTGCCGACGCCGTGAGCGACGCCCCAGCCCAGCGCCATCAGGAAAGTGCCGGAATAGGTGTAGGTGCCGCCGCCCTTACCGCCGCCGCCCTTGCCGCCGGAATGCTGCTTGTGCGACTTGAAATCGTCTTGCTGGATGATGTTCGGCGCGGTGCGGTTCTCGCCCCAGCCGATCGCGATGGCGACATTGCTGGTCGAGGTCTGGGTGGCGAGGCCGGTGTATTCCGGCTTGGTCTTCTTGCCTCCGAATAGCGGTCCCACCTAACGCCTCCAAAAACTGTAGACGCGGCAGGGCAGCGCGGTCATCGGTGTGCCGCGGACGTCGCATTCGACGACCTGGCGCTCCGACGCGAAGGCGTGGACGATCTTCGGCCAAGCGGTGACGATCGCGCTGTGCGAATAGGTCCTGCCCCAACGCCACATCAGGATATCGCCAGGCTCGGCGCGGAAGTCCGGCCCGCGGTCGGCGAGCGAGGCTTCACTATCGTCGACGCGGCCGCAATAGCTTTCGACGACCGCGAGATAGCGTTCCTCGCCACGGTGAAGGTGCCAATCGGGCGGGTAGTCGCCTGGCGAGAAGCGATCGATCAGACCGGCTCCCGCGAACGTCTCGATCAGGATATGGGCGCAATCGACGCAGGAGCCGAACGTGTTTCCGCGATGGGCATAAGGCGTTCCGACCCACCGGCGCGCCTCTCCGACGACGGACGCGCGCTCCGCCTGTTCTTGAGTGATGGCGGGCATTCAGACCGCCGACTCTGCGACCGGGATCAGGTCATATCCGGCATAGAAGTCGAGGTACGCACCGCCATGGAAATCCTGACACCGCGCGATCGTGCCAGGGCATCCCTCATAGGCGGTGAAGGCGGCGCCGACCGACGGTACGAAATCGAGCGGAGGGGCAATGCGCAGGCCGGTGCCATCGGCGCCCTGGATCTTGCGGACCCGCGTCACCGAATCCGAGTTAGCGATATGCACCATGCCCTCGACGTAGTTCGAGCTCGCACCGGTCCACGGCAGGAAACTGGTCGTCGGTGTCCCGGCACTGATCGTGACCACTGTGGCGAAGTCGTTGCGATCGACGCCGCAGGCCGCATCGCCCCAGACATTGTTGCACCGGCTGACATAGAGCTGCTTCGGCATCTGGCGATCGAGCACGTTGAGCGCCGACTTGACGTTAAGCGTCGCGGTCTGGCGGCCGACATCGCTCAAGCTGGTCAGAACACCGTTGTTCCATGGCATGCCGCCGAGCCACGGGTAGGTTAGGTCCGGCGCCCATTCGGTCGCGACGAAGCGGTCGCGGCGGATGGTGGCACCGTCGAGGAAACCCAGCTTCAGCGCTTCCGGCCATGATAGCCGGGCCTGGAAATCGAGGGCGCTGGTGTAATCGAGCTTGACCTGTTGCTCGTCGACCTGAACGCCGATCTTGTTGTGCGACCGCAGCCCTTCGATCAGCACGGCCCTGGACTTGTAGGTCTGGCGGATCGACCCGCCGATCGGCACCACGGTGATGTCGCGGCGGGCGTTCGTGTAATAGAGCGGGCTGCCGCCGATCAGCGGCGTGATCGTGAAGCAATCGGCATAGACGAAGTTGCGGGAAGCGAGCGCCGCCTCGACCTCTTCGACGGTGTGCCCAGGCTGAGCGGTGATCGGCCTCACGCGAGCAGCTCGCTATGGAATTTGAGCGACTTAAGCTCCCAAAGCGTTGCAACGAACTTCGAGAAATCGAGCATGTCGTCCTCGAAGAAGCAGGTGAAGAAGAATTGCCCGGACCAGCTGAGGCGCGTGCCGTCGGCCGGTGCCGAATCGAACAGCGCCTTGTTCGGCATGGTGACGGTGT